GCGAGCATTGCCCAGTCCGGCACATTAGTGCGGCCTGTTCGCCCTCAAAGATTGTGCCAGCCGGAAGGTATGGAATTGCTACCACCTTGCCGGTGTGATCTTTTCCGAATCGATTCAGAATCTGGCTGTGCAGATACGCTGGCAGCGTCTTTGGATTAACGAACTGCTCGAGAACGAGTCTTGCCTTCATTAGCTCGGCGCTCCTGATGTCTGAATCGTGAGTGATGAACTCAGGCCGTCTGCCGGAGCTGCTGTCGTGTCCATGCCAAATCCGACGCCGTTATAAATTTCCGACAGTGGCGTTGCGTCGGCGTAGGTGATTTTGAAGTTTGTGTCGACAGGGGCATAGCACTTGGCAAGAAACGCCTGATGAACGGTATCATCTGGATCACGGAAAATTTCAGCGTTGATCGTTGCGACCTGAACATATCCTGTTTGCGAATGAGCGATTGCGGCCGCACCGTCGAGCACCTTGTATTCCCATGTTTCCGACTGAATGCCGGTCAGCGACACACTCTTGAGGCCAGTGATCGCTGTATACGTTCCGCTAATGTCCATCAGCAATGCGGTGCCCTTCGACTTAACCTTGTTTGCCATGTCACGTTATCCTTTGAAGTTTTTTTACTTCTTTTTCGAGTTGAAGAGCACCACGTTTGATCATTTCGGCTTTCACGGCACCGCGAGATTTCGCGTAAGCGATTCGTGCCAGTCCCGGTTGCATCGCTGGCATGATTCCGCGATCCATGACGGGCTTTGGCCTATTGCCACGCTTTGCCCTGCCTTTGCCAGTTCCGGTGAATCGCTGTTTTGTTCCAGCGACCCACCAGTGAATATTCTGAGCATCAATGCCAACGCCACCTTTTCGGTTTCCTTTTCGATTATTCGGCGACGGTGTTTTCGATTTCTTACCAACGCCGAAACCGACCTTGGCAGTGATTTCAAACTTGCCTTTTTTGAATCGACTCTTGACGCCTTTTCGACCCAACTTGACCTGCGGATCAACATCCGCCTTCATTTGTTTTCCAATGACGTTTAACCCGCCGCGAATAGCTGACCTCATGACCGCGACTTTGCTCGTGTTTTTCAGCGATTCCATTCGCTTCAGAATCGCCTCAAGTCCGTCGACGCTGGCTGTCACGCGCTGGCCTCAACTTCAATTCGCATCAGCATCGACGCAACGAACAGCCCCGACTGCTTTAGAATCGTTTTGTTCGGAACCTCTTTCGGATCCATGTCACATTCCCAGACCTTGACCCGCCCGTTCGACGAATTGAAGTTGTTGACCCGCTGCCAGATCTGCCGCACGATTAACTTCACTGCGTCGATATCGCCTTGTGTTGGTGTTCGCTTTCGAACCCACACGCGAATCATGTGAGACGTTCTGTCTTCCACGTCTAACGTTTCGTTTAGCTGCTCCTCTTCCTCCTGAACAACATCAACGCGAAGATTCGGGATGTCTTCCAGCTCGTCGTCGATGGTTTCGCTGTAGGAGGCTGTCACCGCCAATTCGTACGCCGTGCCGCTGTTGATCTGCTCAACAATCGCAGACATAGCTTCGGTTGACGGTGACTGAGTAACTGGCATCACTTAACCTGTTTTGCGTGGATCCGAGTCATCTGTGGACTGATTCGCCGGAACACTTTTTCCGATGTTGTCGGCTGCACTTCAAACCGCTCATTGCCGGAGATAATCAAGTCGCCCTTTTCGGGCGGGTCATAGGGCAGGCTTGAAGTTAGGCCGATGAAATCTACCGGCCTGACCTCGATCATTTGCCCGTTGCCAGCATCCATGTAAAACGACTGCTGAGAACTCTTCCGAAGAGTAATCGTCGTCGACACTGAACCGCGACGATAAACAAAAGACCCGCCCGCTTCCGTGAGCAGGTCTTCCGTCATTTCTTTAATAGCGTCGTCAAAGTCGCTCATGGATTAGCTCGGCAGGAGAGGCAGCGTGTACCACTGAGTAGCCGACGATGCGACGAACGTCGCAGGAATGGCCCCAGACGCCAGACTCATCGCAGCACTTGCGGACAGTGCATTGATTGTGGAACCGGACTTCGGCCACACCTTGAGCACGCCAGCGGTTACGCCCTTGACGATGACTTGCATTCCCGGAACAGCGACCGGCAGAATGACGCCCTTTGTTCCGTCCGCACCAGTCACGATGTTCAGCCCTTGAGAAAGCTGAGCAGCATCTCCGATGACTGAACCGGCCGCCGTGACTGCAGTGACCGCCAAAAGATTCGTCATGGCGTTCAGATCGACCGCGCCAAAGTTTTCGCCGCTGGTTGCGGTTTCCACGCAGATCCCGGCGTATGTTCCAACTCCAAGCTGATTGGCTGCACCGCTGGAAGCGTCACCGCTGTCCGGCGTTCCAGTCGGATCCCAGTGAACCGGCAATCCGCGAACCCATGCCGCTGTGGTTTTCGGAAGCTTAAAGATTCCGCCCGTTGCCAAGGAACCCTTTGTGCTGGCTGCGATGTCTTCGACCGCAACTCCGACGATGCCGTTTAGAACGACCACGTCACCGCCTGCCACCGCTGAGGATGGCGTGTAATCAATCGCCCCTGCGTCCGAATATGTTTTTGCTGCCGTCTGAGGCATCGTATTCACTCCAGTCTGAATTGTTCAAAGATGCCTGCCGGAAACGCCCGGCAGGCTCATATCGTCATTGTCACAGAGTGACTACGCTGCGCCCTTGCTCTTGATGCCAGCCATATACTCTGACTGGTCGCAACCGAAGTCGTGATAACCTCGGAACTGCACACCGAGAACATTGAAGTCGGCATCTGCTGATTCGACGGTCGGTGACTGCTGACCATTGAGGAAGCTGGTCACAATCGGCTTGTCTGTGTCGCCAAACAAATACCAGGCTGTCGCACTTTGACCGCCACCATAGGATGAGTCAGACAATTCATTGACGACGATTGGTCGATACTTATTCGCGTGAATGTTTGCGTCCGACACTTTCACGGCCGCAACATTGCGTGCTGTGTAAAGCTGATCGGCAACTGCTTCCAGTTCCGGCGGAACAATCAGCTTCGTCGGGCGTCCACCGAGCGTCAGTTGAGACGTTGCGTCTTCACCGGCGATCAGTGGCGACTTTCGCTGACGAAACGCCTTCACACCCGCAGACAGACCAACACCGTCAGTGCCAAGATTCGTAGTGGCTCCTTCGATGTAGTTAGTTCGTGCAGTTGTCCAAAACGTCGTGTGATTGGACAGGAACGTCGTCCAAACTAATCGCTTCAGTCGTCGTGAAGACCCACGGCCCAGACGATTGCGAACATCATCAAATGCGCCCAAATCGTCGTCGATCACCATCTGATATGTCAGCACGAACATCTTCGCGTAAGTCTTGACGCTTCGCGTGAAAGACTCTTCACCAAGTTTCCCGTGCTTGATTTTTCCGCCTGGTCCCAGCTCTTCGTATTCCATGTTGTCGAGCATTCGATAGCTCGTCACGGTCTTGAAGTCGCTGACGGACTTAATATCGGAAACTTCCTGCCATGATGTGTCTTCGTCTTCGAAGCCCATCAGCAGTTCCTTGTTTGCCACGTTGCTAAGCAGTCCCGGCAACGATGCGGCGGAAAACGCAGCCTGAATGTCACGGCGATTGCCCTGATGATTCATTGCATGCAGAATGTCGCCCATCAGGCTTCGCGACAGCCGGTCGCCAACGCCAACCGGCAAACCGCTGGCGGCAGCCGCAAGCAAGAACACCTGCTGAAGACCGACACGACCGCGATACTGAGTGTGTGCAGCCTGCAGTGTTTTATCGTCGAACTGCTTTTCGGCGTTTCGCTGCTTGCGGGCAACGCAAAGAGCGGCCTCCAAAACCTGCGGAGCAGCAACTTCGCTTTCAGCATTGCGAAACGATGTTGGCCGTGTTCGGGCCTGTAGGTTGTTTTTCTTCAAAACCTCAAGCTCAACCTTTTCGATCGACCAGTCCTGATCAATCGCCGTTGCGATAATCTCAGGATGGCCTGAAGCCTTGGCCTGAATCTCTGCAGACTTGCGAAACTGAGCAGCGATCTGCTTGCGGCCTGCTTCAAGCGATGCGGTCAGGTCAAGCATAACGGCCGCTGCTGCGGTCGGTGCTGGCGATGGCTGAGCAGTCGCCACGGCAGATTCCATCGCTGGAACCGCTGGCTTGCTCATCTGTGCGTAGCTGGTCTGCAGAACAGCGACAGCTTCCGGCGTGAGACTGGAAGCATCCATTCCCAAGCTCTTGACGTAATCTTCGAACGACATAGCTGCCGATCCTTTCAAAAACCGGCGAGCACTTGCCGCCAGATTTACCGAAGTTGTCGAGTCCGCCCCCATTGGGAGAACCGACGTTTCACGAAGCACGGAACGCCGTGCGATCACAACAGGTCCTGTGAAGGTTTGCCCGTTTGCTGTAGCCGTTTGACCGGCCGGAACATCCTCTGATTCAATAACCATCGCACCGATTGACGCCTGCCATGTGTGACCGGCGGCGGCTTGTGCGAGTACCTGTTGAGACTTTGCAGAGACGCCAGTTACGACGCCTTCCAGCATTAACTGTTTTCCGTCGTTGACGATGTTGTCAGTAGCTCCCAATGTCGCTTCGACTGACTTTTCATGATCGATCAGAATTGGAATTGAGCCTGGCATTTCCAGCCCGGACAAATCCACCACAACCGGATGCGGAAACCCGTCAACTGGCAGCAAGCCGCCCGAGTAGGCTTTGATCACGAACCGCTTTGGCTTTCCTTTTCCGTTGGCTCGCAGGCGAAGAAATGCCGTAATATCAATTGGTTTCATACAGTCACCTCCTGAACCGTCGCATCTTCAACGCCGCCGTCGCTTGCATCTGCGATCAGTGCCGCAATGCGATCGGGAGCGAGCCCGATTGAAGCCAGCGTCTGCTCTGCCATTACCTGCGACATTTCGCCCGCGCTGAATTGATCCAGTGCCGACTTGATGCGCTTTTGATTGTTGCTGAATGCCCGTTGGCCGATCGTCGTGTATTCGCCCTGTGGCAATGCGGCCTGTGCTGGCTGCTGTTGAGCGATTCCGATCGGCTGACCGGGCTGAATGCCGAACAACGCAGAGAACAAAGCCTGCTTGTAAACTTCGACAGGGACGCCGAAATCAGACGCGGCCCGCATTGATTCCGTGTCCCAATCTTTGCCGATCCGTGCGTTTTCGTCGGTTGGCGTGCTAAGCCCTGATGTCAATCGTGTTCGTGCTGCGTTTGCTGAGTCGAGTCCGTCCAATTCAGGAAGCGGCGGCCAGTGCCATCGATGATCAATCTCTGCGATTGACGGAAGACCATCGAGAAGGCTCGGAACATAGATTGCCGATTCGAGGAACCATTTGAACATTGGTTCAATGAGTGCCCATTCGATTCGGCTTTGCTCGCACTTGACTTCAGGTTCCCACACATTCTTCATGTCGCCTTTGAATGATGAGAAATTTGCGTCTTTGCCGGTGCCAGCCGCCAGCGTGTAGGGCATGTTCGTGCAACGACAGAACGACATTAGGCACTGAAGTTGGAACGCATTAAAGCCCGTCGTTGGCTGCTCCGGTTTCAATTGGGCAATGTCCCAGCCTTCCGGCAGAGTCGTCAGCATGTTTCGCGTGACTTCAATCTCTGCAAAGTCTGCAGGAGATGAGGCCGGATTGACTGCAGGCCCTGTCGCCTTCATAAAGATCGCGAAGTTCGCGGCAGCCTCTGAGCTGTAGAGCGTTGCCAGTTCCTGCCGTCGCATAATCGGCAGCGTTTGAAGTGCTGGCGTTGCTCGTGGAATGCCTCGTGTTTGCCCAGGACGATCAGCCCTAAACAGGTGCAATACTTCTTTCGACGTGTACCACTGGCCCGTCATTGTCGAGACTGGAACGTTCGATCCGGGATGGTGATCGTAAACGTACACAAGCAATTCATTCGTTGACCGGTCAAACTTGATGCCGTCGTCGATGAACTCGTCCTTGTACAGCATTCCGGCCCAAGGATTTGCGATCTGATCGGCTTCAAAAATCCGCACGTCGAGCGTCAGCGGCCAATTTTGAGGCCGGTCCGCTCGCATCATGAAGACTTCGCCGTCTCGCCAGTAAGCCTCAACGCAGGTGCGGAGAATGTCGGCAAGATCGATTTTCGACGCCCACTGACGCCAAGCCTTTTCAATCCGTGCGTTTGCTTCTGAATTGCTTGTAAGCAGTTGTAGGCGCGGACCATTGCCAACAATGTGATTTACCGCGGTGCGAAGAATTCCAGCATACCATGAGTTGTTTTCAGCCTCATAGCGGGACCGAATCCGGCAGACACGGCGAACTGCTGGTGACATCGCAGCACGAGCGGAAAGCCCGTCAGCTGACGCCCAGTGCTTGCGGTTGTCGGCGTGAGTTTGTGCTAGGTCAAATCTGGCCTTAACCTCGACCGGCTTTTGCTTCTTACGGAATGGCCACATGATCAGTGACCTCCCGGCGGAACCATTTTCATAGTCATTCCGCGAAACGTTGCAGCCGGTGAAGCAGTTGCAGTCTGTGACGCAAGATGCTTTTCGTAGGCGATGAGTTCCGACAACGACCGGCGCGAGACTGTCACACCGTCATTTGAGACGGTCTGAGCCTTCAACGCTTCGGCAGCGAGTTGATCGGAAATTTCTGACACTGTAAACCCCGTGAAACCTAGTTATGGTTTGACGATGGCCAGTGTCGATCAGTTGCTATGCGTTGTCGATGGCGTTGCTGCTACATATAGCGCCTGTTCTCATTTCATGCCCAAAGTTGTTCCAAAACGATGTTTCAATTTTTGATAGTAGAAACCCCATTCTGCTATCGTGCTCTGGAGTTTGCGGAAACCCTGATTCTTCTCGGTATCCTGTTCGAATCGCTTCGTCTCGCAGTGGCATAAGTTCCGTGAGTAATTGCATGTGCCGTGCGGATTCAGCAGCAAACATTACTACCGACGACGCAAAGTTTGCCGATGACCTTAGGTTGTCGTTTCTGATTCTTGCCGCTGCGACGTTTTGCCTAGCCTGTGTCTTGCTACTCGCAAGGCGAGCTAAGGAATCCTTTTCGATCTCTGACATTCAATACCCTTTCTGATGTTGTGTTGATCTTTCCGCACTTAGGACAAATTCGCTCTCGGGTTACAAATCCGGGAGACGTTACTGTTCGAAAAACTGTCGGCAGCGTTGCCCCGCATCCATCTGCCTGACATTTCAGCCCAGCTCCCGGCAATTTAAATTCGCGTCCTTCACCCACGTCGAACGCCTCCGGGTAGGGTGAATGTTCGCGTCTCTTTCTTTGTTCCGCTATCGCCATTCAGTCGGCATCCTAAAACAGAGGCACCCACGAGACACCCGACGAAGGTATCCCACCAGTCATTATCACGCCCAACGGTCTGAGCCCAAATGATCGACTTGTTTCCGTCGATCGCTTTTTCCTTGGGAGTTTCAGCCGTAAAGTGTTCGGCCAACAATCGGTTGCTTCGCTCTTCAGTTCCGGGCAGAACGATTGCTGATGGAGCCCCGACCGCCGTCATCAATCGCCGGGCCGCAAAACTCTTCATCAGATTAGCGTCGAACTGGACGTGTGTCGGCGTGTCCGACCGTCGCTCAACCCAGCCAGTACCGGCTTTGTCTCGAACTGGATCGCCCCACAGATGAATCGGCTTTCGGCCGGCAGCGATGGCAAACCCCTTTGACGGCCGCATTCGTGACCGCTCTTTGCTGGCCTGAATCTGAGATCGAATCAGCGGCATCTGCCCGCCGTCCGACCAGTCTTTGAGCAGAATGTCGAGGTCTGGGAAGTCTGCAAATAGTTCGGCCTCAAACTGATTGTGAGCGTGAACGAAAGCCTCTTCCCATGATTTACCGGGTGATTCTTGCCCGATCGTTCTCACGAGATCCGACTTGTAGAAGATTGGCCGCCCTTGATCCGGCCATGTCCTGTAATCGACAATCGCCCCGCTAAAGTCTGAATTGACCGACAGCACCATCCCCCAAAGGATCTGATCCGATGAGTCAATAAACGCTGTTAGGAAGCTCGAGCTTTCCGGCATCACACCCCGCGGCACATTCGATAGCCGATTCATCAGCGTCTGCGAGTCCAGCTTTAGCCCGCTCGTATTGACCGGGGCCTCGCCTTCTTGCTGGATCTCTTTACGAAAGAACTCCGGGTCAAGTGCCCTGATCGTCATGAGCGATTGCAAAGCAGAGATTTCGTCTGGTAGTTTGTCATGCTCCCATGCGATTACGCCGCCCGCATCCATCGCAGCCCGATTCTGCATGTAGAATTCTTGAGCGAGTTTCTTACCCTCGTCCGGTGTTGCCCCCTGACCCAACTTGACCGCGTAAGAATCCCACAGGTCCATTCTGTCTGGCATTCGCAAAACGGACGGATAAACCTTGCCGTGCCAGTCTTTGTGCCGTTCTCGATTCAGAAATCTGATTGTTAGGTCATCCGGTTCGCGAACCGTGCAAACCATGATCTGTGCCATCTTCTGACCGAGACCAGCAAGCCCGCCAAACGTCTTAGTGATTCGGTCCTCAAGTTCCTCGGTCTGCGTTGGAGACTTCGCTGTCTGAGGTGTCTGGACGTCGTCGAACGTCAGCAGGTCCGGACGAATCGTAACGCCGAATCGATCGACGTACGACAGCCCGGAAACGTCTGTCGAGTTAATAGAATACGGGGCTATATGGCATTGGCACGATGGCGCTTCGTGAATGTCCGGAAAGACAATTCGACCGCGCTCGTCTTTGTGGCTCAGTGTCAGCGGTCTGCCGTTTAGCCGGAACTGGCGTTTCGGTTGTCGCAGTTTCAACAGAAGCGGAGTCAACTCAGGGTAGTCGTCAAGCAGTGTCGGCGATGATGCCAACAAGCTGAAGAAGTTCTCTCGATGCTCATTCGCTTTGTCGTCTGTGGCCCCGACCAATACCGGGAACTTTCGATGTCCGTTCACCGCCGCCCAGATCGTCGCGACACGAGCACAGGTTGATTTAAGCCCACCGCGCCGAACAGCGTGTGCTTCCTTGCCTCCGTTGAAAATGACGTCTTGAAAACGGTCCATCATTGCCCGCTGGTAAGGAGCCCACGGAAGGTAGAAAGTCGGCTTGAAGTATGTTTCGGCAAACAGCAAGTTATCCGCCGCACATCGCTCCCGTCGTTGTGGATTGGCAATATCTGGCAGCGGCCC